TCACAGCAAAGGTCAACCAAAACGAGCGCGGGGCAGTCATCTGTTTAGCTTACAATATCGGGTGCGGGGCGCTGTCAAAGTCCACTGTTTTGCGCGAGCTGAATGCTGGCAACAAGGATCGTGCCGCTGCCGCATTCAAGATGTGGAACAAGGCTGGCGGCGAAATTGTGCAGGGGCTAGTCAATCGTCGCAATGCAGAAGTAACACTGTTCTTGACACCTGTAACCGCGGATATGCACACGGTTGAGAGCGAGAAAGACAAAGCAAACTCTACGCTTGCTGCAATCTTCAACGCCATTCTGGCAATGTTTCAGGGAATAAAAAAATGACGGCAACTGAAATCGGCGGCATCGCCCGCACCTTGGTGACAGCTTTTGCGGCCTACGCTGCGGGCAAGAATTGGATAGATAATGAGACCGCCGCTACCATCGGAGGTGGTGCTATCACGATACTCGTTGCGGTCTTGTCTGTTATGGAAAAACGTAAGCGTAAGGCATGAGCGCCTTCCTTGCCTCTCTCCTGAAGCCTGTGCTGGTTCTTTTGGCGGCTTGGTTTAGCGGCAAGAAGGCTGGGCGACAGGCCGCTAAGATTGAGGAGTTGAAAGGCTATGCCGAAACTTCCAAACGGATTGACAATGTTGGTCCTACTGATGCCGCTGCTGCTGCTGAGTGGCTGCGCAACCGCGCCAAGCACTAACGCAATCTGCGATGGCACGGCGCAAAGCAGGACGAACCATGCGGCGTCACTGGCGGCGGACGGTGGGCCGCTTTCGCTGGTCACGGGCGCGTTATTGATACAACAGATTGATGCTGGGTGTAGCAAGTGACACCCCGTCAGCGCGAAATTTTCGACACCGTGCAGCGTCTCGGCAGCAAGAGCGCTGCGGCAAGGGAATTGGGCCTAGACTCCAAAACAATCCGCTATGCTTATGCAATGGCAGAGGCTTCGTTAAATGCAGACGTTCGGACAGATTATCGGTTAGACCCGGCAATCAAAAATGGCATGGAAGCCATTGGAACGCGCATGGTTCCTGCATTGGCTTGGGCCAAAGTCCCGCCAAAAGATGGTGAAATTGGCTATTCGCTCATGCTCCGGCCCGCAGGCGAACCGCCAGAAGCCGTTGCAGAGCGCATACGCGAGGCGCTGGAAGGCATAGTGCCTGCCGAGCCTGTGGTGGCCCCTGAGAACGTGATGGCCGATCTGTGCGCTGTCTATCCACTTATGGACGCGCACGTTGGAATGAAAGCATGGGGCCGCGAAACTGGATCGCAAGATTATGACCTAGATCACGCGGCCAAAGACATGCGGCACGCATTCGCCAAGGTTGTGGCTATGACGCCCGCAGCCGAACAATCAATCTTGCTCATCGGCGGGGACTATTTCCACAGCGATGACACGCGCGCCGAGACGCCCGCAAATCGTCATAAACTTGACGTAGCAGGACGGTTCTGGGAGGTGCTTGATGTCGGCATAGCAATTATCGCCGAAACAATTCTGCGCCTCTTGCAGAAACACGCCCGCATTCATGTGCGCGTTTTGCGGGGCAACCACGATCCACATTCCAGCATGACGCTTAACTTCGCCTTAGCAGAACGCTATCGGGAAGAACCACGGGTCACGATTGAGAAAAACCCGCGCGATCTGTTTATGATGCAATGGGGAAAGTGCGCTATTTTTGCTCACCACGGTGACAAGGGCAAACCGCAGCAGATGGCGCTGTATCTGTCCGATGTTTGCCCATTCTGGTCAGAGACGCGCCATCGCCATTACCTGACGGGCCATATCCACCATGATCAGGCCAAGGACATTGGCCCCTTGCGACATGAAAGCCTGCGCGCATTTTGCCCGCCAGACTCCTATGCTGCAAGCATGGGATACGGCGGAAGACGCGCTTTGCAATCCATGACATTCCATAAAGTGGACGGCCTAGTGTTGCGGGCGCTGAACCCGATTGACAGAATAGAATAATGCGCGCCAAGCGAGGACCAACCGGCTGTCGCTTGGCGCTGGGTAGGCTCCGGGGCGCGACCCCGGCGATAGGTCTATGCGTGGTCTTGGTTGGGAAGATAGGCAACCTTACCACGCTGCGGGTGTTTTGAAGCCACCGCCCGCTGGGCTTGTTTATGTGCCGTGCCTTTCGGTAAATCCGTGCCTCAGGTTAGCTTTTTGTCGCGCTGCTATGGCATCTTCAATATTATCAAAATAGCCAAGGTGTTGTTCCTTATAGTCAATGGTCACAGCCGCGCGCCATTTTTTTTTGTTTTTTACAAAATAAACACCATTGGAGCCTGAAGTATTAGTGATCTGTTTCTTTTTGTTGCGCAGGTTGACGCTTTGAGCCACGTCGCGCAGGTTTTCAATTCGGTTGTTAGATGGATTTCCGTCAATATGGTCAATTTGATGAACGGGCCAAAAACCATGCTCCATTGCCCAAATTACTCGGTGAGAGTAATAGGTTTTGCAATCAAGCTTTCCTCTTAAATGATTATCCTTATCGACAACTGCGAGCGCTTCTGTGCCGCCATAACGAGCATTCCATTGCCGTGGCATTGATTCATGTTCGCGCCAAAATAGTTTCCCAGTTTCTGGCTTGTAGCGCAACCGCTCGTGTAAGTATTCAACAGAAGGCAGGTCTTTTTCCATCTTAGCATTTCTCCCATAAGTTACCACGAAGCCACTGTTCGACCAATGGCAAATATTTGTGGTCATCGCCGTATTTCTCAACCCAAGATGCTTTTCCGTTGTGGATCGCATCTGGGCCGTCTTGATGGTGCGCCTTGCAAAGTGGTATCACATCCATGTCGCTGGTCTTGGCAGACCCATATCGGCCAGAAATCACATGATGGGCATCACTTGGCCCGTGCTTCAAGCAGATCACGCAGGGCAGTTGTTTGACGCGGGCAATGTGCGCCCGCGCCTTGGCTGTGCCTCTTTCGGACTTGGGTTTCTTCTGACCCAATGGGCCGCGTTGTCCTAGGTCAGCCATCTTTCCCACTTTAAACATTGCACATTGTTTTTCTGCGCCATTTCGTAAAGGTGGGCAACCCTTGCCTTTGACTTTTTTGCCCGTGCTATTTGCGCTTCGATGCGGTCTTTTTCTTCATACAGCGGCGGCAGTTGGGCATAGGCGGCGGTTTTCATGAACGGCTTGAGTATCCAGTGCATGATTACATCCCCAACGCTGCGCGATACGTCATTTCAATGGCTTCTTCCTCTGCTACTTCATCAGCGCGTTTCTTCCGCAGCGCTACGACCTTGCGCAGAACCTTTACATCAAAGCCTGATGATTTGGCATCTGCATAGATTGTTTTTCTCACCTCAGTTTCATCTGAAATGGTGGCATTCTGCGCTTCAATGCGTTCCACGATCTGAAGCAGTTCTTGGTTTATGTCTTGCATATCAGTTCCTCGGTTTGGTTGCTGGAAGGATTTTAAGCACGGCTTTCCCTTCGTCGGTCAGCCGCCAATGATTGCCGACAGTTTCAATCACAAAGAATGGGCCATCCATCAACTTGTCCACCGCATCTATGCTGGTGCTATCCCCGCACATCAGCCGATGCCGCCCAAGCAGCCAAACGTCACCCTCGACCGTCACAGGAACCACCGGCACTTCCGGAACGGCATCTTCGTCCGTCAAGCCAGTTATGGGTTCCGCCAACAGGTCGCCAATCTCGTCCAACTCAAAACCCGTCAGCGACAGGTCAAACCCGTCTGCTTCCAAGTCTTGCAGTTCAATCTTCAGCATTTCGTTGTCCCACCCTGCATCGAGCGCCAAGCGGTTGTCTGCGATGACATAGGCCCGCTTCTGCGCCTCGCTGAGATGGCTTGCATCAATCACTGGTAACTCTGACAGGCCCAGCTTCTGCGCTGCTAGGACGCGCCCATGCCCCGCCACAATACCATTGCGCCCATCGACAATGATTGGATTGAGAAAGCCAAACTCACGAATGCTGGCTGCGATCTTATCAACCTGTTGCGGTGAGTGTGTGCGGCTGTTTCGCGCATAAGGGACCAAATCGGCCACAGACAGCTTTTTATAGTCTGGAAATTCAGTTTTGCTTTTCATCGTAACATCGCCTTTCCGGTGCTTTCGCGTCCCGTATGCTGTGGTGCTTATTGTAGCGCATTGGCTGCAAAAAAGAAAGCCTCGCGCATCACGTTGATTTTGCTGCGTGATTTAGCGAAACCTTATCAATCACTGATAACCCAAAGTCTGATGTTGGGTCAAACCACCATAGGGGCTTTTGGCTACCGTCTTTGTTGGCTGGGTTTCTGATGATGCTATGGACGCCTGTAGGTTCACTACGCACCCGGCTGATTGCCCCGATGCAGGCGTTCTTGGTCATGCCAACCAGATGTGCTGCGTCCTTGTGGCTTAGGCCCACGTTCTCTACGAGGTGCAGCGCCATGAGGATTTGTTCGTCCTTCTGGCGGTCTAGCGTTCCATGCATTGGATTTCTCCTGCAAGTGCCAAGTATCCATTTGCATCCACATATGAATCGACGTGATCTGGGTTGCCTTTGATGCGGGCAATTTTGAATAGCGTCATCATCATGGCAACGTCGAAGCCATTGACGGTGCATATCTCGCGCCCGCGCATCCACCACGACCAGAGGTCTGCCACGTTGTCGAAGTTGTCTTCTGCATCACCATGCGTGGCATCGCGGTCTTTGGTCACATACTTCATGGCGGTCTGTAAGATTTCTTCGCGGTTCATTTGATGCTTTCCTTGTAGCGAATGGCTGCTGCCTTTATCCGCGAGATTGTTGCTGGGTTAGTTGAGTCTATGATCCGCTTGAAGTGCGATGAACTAAAGCCGAGCGTTCTTGCCGCTGCGGCCATTGTGGGGAAATGCACACCCTCAATGGTGACGGGTCTCTTTTTTGTTGTGCCTAGACCTACCATGTCCATGCGCCCGCGAGCCAGTGCTGAATAGATTGCTTCTTCTGTCACATCCATTGCTGCCGCAGCTGCGCGGACTGTGGGAAACCTTTGGCCCCGGATTTCCACAATCATTAAGACAAATCCTTTGGGCGTGGCGGGGGCCGTGGGCTGACGATGATCTGGCTAGTGTAAATACAACGCATCTCGGTGTGTTCCATGTCATGTTCCTTAGCCAAGGCTAGGGCTTCGTCCATCAGGTCGCCGCAAGTCATATATGCTGGCACTTTAAAGCCAGACTGTGATCCGTCGATCCATGTGATCAGTAATATGGCAAGTAGTTTCATTTGTTCCCCTCCAGTTCAGCCAGCACGGCGTTCCACTCAGCAACAACGTTGGGGATGTAGTAGTTCCCCTTGATCGACGCAGCCATCTCGTTGCCAATCTCCACCGCCTTGGCGAGTTTGGCTTCAAGACCACCCACCAAGTCTCGATATTCAATTTTGGCAAGATCATGGCCCGTCATCATAGCCTCATCCCGCTCACGCTCCAACTGTTCGATGCGTTCATCCTTTACTTCGGGGATGGCGTCTATATTTGCGCGGAACTGCACTCTCCAAGACTGCTCAAAGTCACGCTCGAACGCATCAATCATAGACAAAACATCACTGCGCTTGATCAGATCGTCACTCATTCATCTTCTCCCAATATCGCAAAGACCTTTGCCATCTCAATCAGCCACAAAGCATCTTTGCGAGACACCCCAGCCGATGACGCTACATACATATTGCCATCAGCCATCTCGCCCAGCACCAGCACAGATTCCAAACCCTTGTCAGCAGCCGCAGCCAGCACTTCGCCGACCGAAATATCAGGCTCAAACAGGTTTACTACATTTCCGCCGTCAGTCATTCCGTTTTTCCCACAGGGTTTTGATTTTCGCTTTAAGTGCATTGCGCCGACTCTCCGGCCAAGTCGCAATGAAGTCCCGTCTTGCCTCAACTGTCCTCAATTCCATTGCATATCGCGCAGCGCTGTCTAGGATTTCCTCATTACACGCTGCGTTATAGGCTTCCTTGCTGTCTCTGCTCGGCAAGTAGACCTCGCCCATCCCCACTGGATCACCCACTTGCCAAACCCTCACAGCTTTATTGGTTTGCGGGCGATGTAAGCAAACTTGCCCGGACCCAACCTGCGCTGGTAAAGAATGCACTTGCCTTGGTTGTAGAGTTCCAACGCATCGGCCTTGTGCTTTCCTGAGGCGTATTCACCGATGTGATATACCACCTCGTCGCCGCGCTTCATTGAGTCCAGCATGGTGTGCAGGACACCGCGCTGGTCTTTGACGATGTTATATTCCATGCGCTCGCTCAAAATGGAATTTCCGAATCATCCAGATCGGCGCGGCTGCTAGTCTGCGGTTCTTGTTCGCTGCGTTCCTTCGTGCCACCCATAAACGTCAGGTCTTGCACCGATAGCGTCAGACGGCCTTTGCCTTCGTAAACGTCAACACCGGGGCGACCAGACACCACCAGCTTTGTTCCTTTGACGATGTGGCTGCTTAGGCTGTCAGCCCGCTTGCCCCAGATGCTGCATTGCACCCAAGTGCTGTCGCGCTTCTGGCCGTTCTTGTCTTTGCCGTTGTCGATGGCGATTGAAAAACCCAGCACTGGGTCACCGCCCTGCGTGGTTCGTAGTTGGGCGTCCTTGCCTACGTTTCCAGCGATTGTCATGGTTAGCATTTTTGTCATTCCCTTGTTGATGATGGCGCCAGCCCCGCAGGGCTGGTTGCTTTTGTATCAGGCTGCAAGCTTTTCCAGCTTATCAACGTCGATGTTCAGGATCATCGCTTGCGTGTAACCCATCCGTGCAATCTGTTCAGCGTTGTCACGAGCCGCAATTTTTGCGAAAGTGCGAAGCGAGGCTGCATCAGGGCGCCCTTGGCTGTAACGCTTGCGGTCGATTGGCATTGCGGCGCGAATGCAATCTGCCCCATAAACACCGAGACCCGAAAGCTGAATGCCAACCTTAAGTGCGCGGCCACAGCAATCGCAATTTGCTTCAAACTCAGCGCCGATAATTTTTGTTTGCATGGTCATTTTGTTCTTCCCTTCGTGTTGCGGTGTTCTTGTAGACACCTTACAACATCCGCAACCGCTGTAAACATCTTTCTTGCATTTGGCGCAATTATTTTCATTCCATCCGCTTCACACCAAAGCCAACGTCCCGCATGATTTCCGCAGCCCGTTCTGGTAACATACGTTCACGAGGTTCTGGCTGATGCTCTGCGCCACGCTGCTTCATCTCCAGCACCTTAGACGCCGATGCCACGCCATCCATCTCAACCCTACACCGAGCCACGATGTCGCCCTCTAGCGGGCGTTTCCGGCGGTCTGTGTTGGCGTCAGACTTCCACCAGCGCACGGCGCGTTCGATAGCCCACTGAGGAAAGCCGCTGAGAGCCTCTTTCCAATCTTCAGCTTCCATCTTTCGCACGGCCTGCGGGATGTCTTTTTCATAGTAAGGGCTGAGAAGCGCAGCCACTCTAGCAACCATCCACACCCCATCCGTTGGCGTCATTAAGGTCTTCTGGATTCTCAGCACGTCTTCTTTCTCTGGCAACGATGTCGGCTGCAACGCTGGCAAACGCCGCAGCCATGCCAGACCCTTGTCTAGCATTTCCTCGCTCAGTGGTTCGCTGAGATTGGAAATACCAATCTGCCTTGACTGTCTGCCATCCGCGTTCTTCTGCGAGACCAAGTGCGTCATCGGGGTTTTCTCCTGCATTGAAAATCTCCTGTAAGGTGGATGCAAGCCGTTTGGCTGCGGTTAGGGTCAAGCCCTTGCTCTTGGATTTCTTGCGATACTCGATGAAACTTTTGACAGCAGCTTCTGAAGCCCACATTGTCAAACAATCAAAAATCTCTGAGGCTTCATTAACCACGGGCGGCTTGCCCGCCTTATCTTGTTTATCAACTGGTTTAATATCTGTGTTTACAACAGGTATAGGTTTGCCCTCAGCGGCCAATTGACTTGCCCTGTGGGGCAACTCGACTTGACTGGTTGGGCAGAACCATTTGGTCCTATCGTATGCAGATTTGTTGTATTCCCCAGACAGGATCATGCCATCCGCCTCTAGGCGATCTAGCGATGTTCTGATCTGCTTCGCTGTCATGTATGGGAAAAGTTCAGACCATGCCCGGACGCTGTTATAGGTCCAGTGATGACCATCATGCTGGTTGTGTCCATTGGCTGCGTTCTTGGCGCACCACCAAACTATGTTCTGGTAAAGCACAGCGGCATGGACGCCCACGCGCTGCGCTATGTCTGGGTCGAAA